CCAATTAGCTGGATATCTTTGTATACTAATAGAATTTTCATTAGCATATTTTTCACCAAGTTTATCAGCTCCATTAGCGGTGCCAGATACTATGGTGATTTCATCATTATTCTTCTCACTTAAATAAAAATCTAATTTCTTTTTAAGAAGAGAATAATTAGAAAAGTTTCTAGATCCTGCGACTATAATTCTCATAGTTTCTCCTAAAGTCACTATGAATAATGGCCGCAAGGCCATAGATAAATGCCCCACCCAAGTCGTGACACTCAGGTGGGGTCAGGTCTAATCCACGGGGATTAAATAATCTCAGACTATCCGAGATTAAAATAGGTAGGAATGACAGGAATCGAACCTGCATAGTCTAACAACTAAGATCGACTCTATGCTTTTTCAATACCTTAAGTCATTGGTATCGTCGAATGACTAATTCAAAACATAGCTAGGTTGACCAACCCTAGTCCATTCCCATAGTAAAATAAGGAGCGAGTTACGAAGTGCTTCAGAGTCAGGGCATCTTCTCAGTTTAAGCTCGTGGGTATATACGTTCCCGTCAACGCCTGGTGTTCCATTAGGACTTGGCATAGCCACCTGCTCTTCGAGGTGCGTTTCCTATTGGGTTTTTGTTATCTCTGCTCCATGATAAAAGATGATCAGTTCTTTTACCATAACTTGTAAAGTGAAGGGGAAGAGTTCAGGTTTTACTTAATCCCAGAACCTTTGCCCGTATGCATACAGGCAGCTACAGGAATGTTTGTCGCTATTAACGACACTGGGCTCCCTATAACTTCTCTTATGCCCCCATAAAAGTATAAGAAGGAGGAGGCCCTAACCTCCTCCTTGATACTACCCTAAACCTTCAGGGAGGCTGTTGGGTCTGCATCGCCAATCGATAGAGCGTACTATCACGCATATCCAAAGATATTAGGAGTTGCACCTATTGATCTATTGATTGTCTTAAATTTAAAATAGCGCAGGATTCAAGCCTTACTGTTTGTTCCCCTTATGGGGACCTGCGATGGCATGGGTGTCTTTTTACTCCTCATCTGGGTCAGGTGGAAATTCGGCAGGTGGAATACCTGTTTGGATGAATTCTCTTTTTGCTGCGGACAGCTCAGGGAATACATCTTGAATCAGTTTTCCATTTGAATATTCCTTATATTTGACACAGAAGTTTTCTAAAGACATGTCTAGTTCCATTTCATACAACTTGCCACTTAGGGGTGATACCCTTTTGAAGGACACTCTGTTAGAAGAAACAGAGGTTAGTTCAATTTGTTGTGCCTCAGCATGATTAGGGAATAGATTGCTAAAGTGATTATTGATTACATTATCTGCCGGTGTATTCGGCGGTGTAAGCTTCATCGTTTTCACCGTATGAGCTAGAGTTATAGTATTGCTCATCTTGAAGGCCGTCGCCAGGCGGCCTACCTTTTCCTTTATAGCGTAATTTAATATAAAATTCTTTTACTAAAGTTGAAATAGCTCCGACTGATAATCCTATCATTATAATAGTTATTGGTATTATATTTGATTTTTTCATTCTTCTGGGGGGAAATAATTTAAATGTAATTCTACACAAGCATACATATCATCTGTAATACTATGTATATGTCTATCTTGATGCATGTTAATAGTGCATGCTTCGCCTGCTATATAAACAGCATCTTTTGATACATCATATATTCCATTATTAGAATAAGGATTGGCAATTAAAATTATTGTTATAAACAATATTGTAAGCGCTAAAAGTGGAAAGAAAAGAATTAAATCTTTTTGTTTAGAAGTCATTATTTCTATTTCCCAATTTTTTATCAAAAGATTTGATATCAATTATACTTTGATGATTTAATTTACTTGATTTAGTATTAAGTTTTTCTATTTCTCTTCTTAGAATTATTTCTTCTAGAAGATTTACTCTTATTTCAAGAGCTTTTGTACGTCTCAATAGAATATCAATGATAAATTTCATTTTGTTCTCTTGTTTTCTATTGCTTGTTCCAGAAAATCTATAATATGTTTTTCTGTAAAGCGAAAAGTTCTTTGACCAACTTTGATATGTTTCAATTTACCGCTTCTACACAAACGGTTTACTTGATGTATTGATATTCGAAGATAGTCAGCGACTTCTTCTGGAATAAGTAGTTTTGTTTTTAAAGAAATATCTACCAAAATAACTCCGTTATGTTGGGTTGAATCATTTGAAGGGCTCCGCAAGGAGCCCTATAAAAAGGCGCCCCATAGACTATTGGGTATAGTCATTATAGGGGCGCCTACGAACAGACCCAAGGAGGGAGGTGATTATCTGTTCTATTTCAAGGTGTGACAGCTACCGAGATGTATAATGCTTCCAGTTGGTTTTTGCTGCTACTCCAGGAAGGAGTGGTGCTGCAATACTAGATTCATTATAATTTAGATAGTAATGGCCTTCGTGAAAGGTGACTGTAAGCCCCTCTACTACTTGTCCATAATCCAAATTATCAAGAAGGTATCCAAGAGTGATAGGTCCATTTGATGAATCAAATTTAATATCACGAATATCCCTATATACTGTAGTCAGGGGTCCTGGATACCAAGTATAAAGTACGTCACCATAATTTCCATGTGGCCCCACAATGGCCCACATCTCATTAGTGGAGTCGTATTCTTTCTCTGTATATTCAACAGATGCGCCATACAGAAACTCGGGAGCTGCTGCAGTGGTTTTATCTGCCAGTGTAATGTCATGCTGACTGCGACGAATTTTTACTTCTGTCAGATTTTGCGTGGAGATATCTGCAATACGGGTAATCCCGATATATGCTTTTACTCCTTCTGGAATGATTGCCTTATAGTAAGTGCATCCATCCATGCCACAACCAGGCCATTGCTCATTAATTTCATTGGCATTGTAAGTGACAGCAGTTGGAAGAACATCTTTGAGAAAGCCAATAGTCTTTTCGATATTGTCGATCCCTTCAATGAACGAGCCGCGCTCTACACGATTGACCATGCCTTCAAGATGTGTCTTCATTTTAGTATCACCACTAAGTGCTTCTTCGTAGACCTTAATGAGTCCAAGAACTGCAGGGTGGTGATTTGAAAAGTTTGATGTATCTGTGGTCATATTCTGATTACTACTAGTTGGTGTGTTATTACCATACATAATATATTAATACTCCGAGGAGGGTTTATTTGATAGGTATCTATCGCTTTGCAGCGCCCCGCAAGGGGTGCTTATTTACTTAACGTAGAGTGCAATCTTCTATCTCAAAGGATAGATTTTTGAAGTCTATGTATATGTAATTCTTGTTTTCATATATAGTGTATTCATCATCATCTACTATATATGTGAGAGGCTCTTCATAGAGCCATTTACCTTCGTTGTGAACTTGGTTGATATACGTAAGGAGATCTCCTGATTCGTGTATGTTGAAACACATACCTATATCAGTTAATTGCCACCATATATTTTCTATATCTTCTCTTTCTAGTGAGGACGCCGTATCCATTCCCTCACCACATGATATAAGAGTTACCATTAATACAGAGAGTAGTTTCACTTTAATAGTTACCATAGTAGTACTGACATTAGATCAGTACGGAGTTAATATATATTATATATAATACACTATATTTCTCCGCAGTTCAACAACTGTGTGGCTTTAAGAAAATTATGGGAGCCACACCAATAATGTGAGGCTCCCATGGGGTTGCAATGTGGGATGTAAGTTTAAAAAACGTTGTCCAGCGCTGCTTTTAAGGCTATATCGTTGCCTATTCCGCTTCAGATTTTTCGCGTTTTTTATTTTTTGTGAGAAAACGCATGGATATTGTAGAATCCCTAACTCACGAAGAGGTTTGTTATTGCGTATAACACCATACACCATATACCAAAGCTGTATATATGGGTACTTTAAGCCTACTGTATGAGTGGTACAGTATTTTTCCTGGGGTAGCTGTACTCCAGAAGGGGGGATAGTAGTCAGAGTGTGTGCATACTCTACTACCTTTGAATTGTGTTCTCTTTTTCTTCTTGATTCTTTTAATTTTACTTAATACCTCAGTCGAAGGTATGTGTAAAGGAAGTTTTTGAAAAAGGAAAGGAGGGTGATAGCATGACCCATTGATATATATTTGGGATTGTCTATCGTTTGACTTCAACACGGATGCCCCTCAGCATCCGTATGTTACTTGGCCAGTTATTGTCCCAGCCTAAGCCTTGTCACATATACATACTACTATCCTATATCTATATATGACTTATCCTTTGTAGTTAGTATTCTAGACAGACATTACTGTGTCTTTGGTCTTTTGCCTTTAAGGGTTGGCTTCCCTAAAAGATTACTAAACGATAGTATAGCTTCATGACCTGACTATAAGCGTCACTATTGCATCGGGCATTCTCCGATTACCCTATAGGGCAGACCTAGCTTTCAGTTCATGAGAGGAGGGTTGCCGGGATTTTAGTGTTACTTTGTTCCCGACTTCAACGTTCCCTGAAAATAGAGATTTTCTTTAACGTCACAGTTATATAACTTGCCAATGTATCCTCTTTAACTTGTTTTGGCTAACATAGCTTTGATTGTAGAGGCGGGTTACTGCCTCTCTGGTGGGGTGTTACCACCATTACGTAGCCTGCCGCCAGGCAGGCGAATCTTTCGAACTCGCCAGTTCTCAGATTCAAGAGTTTGATAGTTTACAAAAAGTTGGTTTTTTTCCAACTATTAAATTAAAACTTTGGATTTTTGGCCGAATGCTGCAAGTAATTGTAATTGTTTAATTATTTCAGGAAGTATCTCTTTGTTTCTTCCTTAAAGCTTTCATTCAGCCCCCTGTCGGGGGGTTCTGTATCTTTATTTTTGTTATCTTACTCTTGGTTCCGGCATGCTTATGCCTTCCTCGACCCTCTTCTTATTCTCCCACTCCTGGGAGAAAGTCCCCCCTGTCGGGGGGAGCCAAGTCTTCATAGACATACCGAGGGGAAGTCGGTCGCAAGACCGACCCCTCTAGGTCATGTTATTTTCATATTAAAAAGTAGGGCAGCCCTTTTGGACTGTCCTACTTCTTTTAACCCTTAGAGTGGGTTTTCACTTTCTACTTCCACTACTTTTCCAGTAGTAGGAGTTGCACCTGCAGCACCTGCAAGAGCGGCAGCAATAGCTTGCTGAACAACACCAGCCATATTGGCTTCCATGCTACTCAGTTGAGCCTTGACTTGAGCAAGCTCAGCCTTGGTCTCTGCTACTGCAACGTCTTGAGGTCGTGGATGGTTCACCCAAATCGTAGGATTCGGAGTCCACACGGCTTCTCCAGCAGCTGCGCTCAACTTCTCATTGCGGAATGAGAGCTGACCACGAATCTGGTCTTCCGTGAATCCGGCTTCAATCAAAGCAGTCTTCTGAGCAAGCATTGCTTCGCAAATGTCGAAAGCAGACTTACCTTTTAGAGTACTGAATTTCAGCTGGATATTTCCACCTTGCCTTTCGTCGGCTTGCATGCCTTCGAGTAGCGCTTCAGAAACGTTGTCGAGATTAATGTCTCGGGTATCACCCATGATAAAAGTCCTCCATGGGAATGGGGTTGGTATTTACGCTGCGGAAGCTTTAACCTTTTGGTCAACGCTTTCTTTGATTGCCTCTTTTGTAGATTTCCATCCACCCAGAATTGCATTCATCGTGCCGTTGGACACAAGTCCAACGCAACAAAACAGCAAGAAAGGAATACAGACAATGTAAAAGAACAAAGTCAGAATTTCCAGAATTGGGGTGTACTTGAAGATAAGGATACCTCCGAGCAAACCCACGAGTGCTTGTCCCCACCAGGGAACAGAATTCACAGCTTCTTTTGCTTTAGTAGCTGCTTCTTTTACGTTCGGAGTTTTTGTAGCCAATGCACACCTCCTAGCTATATCTCCATTTTGGATATGGCCGCAAGGCCATTACTGTCTTGATAGAATGGGCCGCAAGGACCATCTATTTATTTATTCCATATAGAGAGAACTGCAGAAATACTACAGTCCTCTCAGAAGTACAAATGCATTGCCCAGATGATTTGTAAGATGATGAGCGATCCGAAGAGAGCGATTGTTCCCCAAGGTATCATTCTGGATTAAAATGTTCTGTTTCCCACTTAAACCACATTCGTGCCAAGCCGAAACCAACTACGAAGATGAAGACTTCCATCTTTTCTCCTCCCATTCTCCAATTTTTTCGTCTATAGAGGCCATCCCTATTATAACGAATATTGTTGCGATTGGAGCAAGAAGTCCCAAGAATAGTTCGATCATGTGAACACTCCCAAGTAGTAGAACACTCCCTTTAGCAGGAAGAGTGGTACTTGTACGATGTAGGGTGCGAAAGCAATTATAAGGAATACTCCCCATACTGTAAGGGCGTATATCCCAAGAACTCCTGTGAATTCGTTGAGGGCTTTCTCAATCATTGCTCACCCCTAGGGGCTTCTTGAAAGTCAATATAATCTTCAAGAGCTTGTTGTTCCCATGCCGGCATAATCACTGCAAACCAAGTTACGATGATAATGGCAAGGCCAAAGGGCACCTCCAGTGTGACCGGAAGGCCAACTGGCACGAGTGTGTTGATAATGCAACAAGTGGCCAAAAGGCAAAATGCATATCTCCACCAATTTTTCAAGAGGTCTTTACCGAATCCAGTGAGGATAGCAGTAATTACTCCAGGTGTTTCTGTAAGCACCATTAGCAGTGTATTCATAGCTCCCTCCAAGGTTTAAGGAATACTACCATCTTGTAAGGAGTCGCCAGACTCCTTCCCAAATGACTCATTCTCCTATAGGTACAACACTATTTATTCCAATAGAAAATACTATAGTCCTCTCGAAAGTTATCGACACGGATTGGTGATAAAGAACCCAACCCCCGAGAGGGTTGGGCCTTGGCAGAGTTCCCCAACTCCTACAACCATTTCCAAAGGCTCCGCAAGGAGCCTCTGTATTTATTTATTTGTTTATTCGGTGCGGAGGTGCGGAGTATTAGCATTTAGTGGTGAGATAGTACCATTAAAGAAAAGAGGGGAACCCCCGAGAGGGTTCCCCTTGACATTAACTAAATAGCTATAGTCTTTTTCTTGTATGCTTCAGATCTTAGAATCCAATCATAACCTTTGATTGGATATCGTGCACCCATGCGAGTCCACTCTCTAACTTCAAAAACATATCCATTCTTGTTTGCAAATGTACTAGCCCTTTGCCAGAACAACCTGCACAATTCCGTATTCTCTTTATAATAGATAGAACGAAAACCAAGAACACCATGTGGCATAATATAAATACTACTACACACGGCTTCAACTGCAGCAAGTCTACGCTGCTTTACCTTTGGACAGTTTGCTGGATTTCTCCAATTGAATAAAGGAGCCCAGAATTCAAAGGCAGCACCGATATGCTCTTTACTGCCTGGGATCCATACTCCAATACTCTGAAGTCGTCTTACGATTGCTTCTTCCATGATATCACCTCCCTTAGGGACGCGGGCTACTGCCCACGCCCCTTGTTGATCCAGTCCCGTTTCAGAGCTGAATTGATATGAGTGATTGGAGTAACGATGATCTCGTACTCGTCAGCACCCTTCTTATCTTCACACAGCTCATCCCCGACAATGCCATTGATTACAGACATACATGTGATGCATTCAGTAAGCTTTACACCAGTTACCCTTTCGTGTTTCTTGGCTTCATGCATACAGTCGTACATCACACCGGCAAAAGTCACAGCCTCACCATTTGCGATTCTGCTATTAAGCTGCTTCTTCACGTATCTGTGAGTAGCTTTAGCTGCATCGTCGCTCATGAACTTGCAAGGCTCTGGCACGTCCATACCAAGTGCTTTCAGGATTGGAGATCCAGGCCAACAGATAGCTCGGAAAGCCCTATTGACCCTGGATGTCTGTTGTTGCTTCTCCTTCTTCTTGAGGTTTGGCTTGTTCGTGAAGCTAAGCTCACTAACCCAAATCATCAGCAATTCGTCGATAGACAATTTGTTGAGTCCTTGAATCAGCCTACCATAAGCAGCATCAACTCGCTTCCTCTTCTCCTCGCCTTCATATGCACCAGAGATTGTAGTTCTCATAGCACGTCCGAATGAGTTGAATCCAGCCCTATCTCTAAGCTTGTAAAGCTCAGTACCGTCCAGAGGCTTAAGGCTGCTTACCCTCTTACCGTTAGATAAGCGAACACCCTCAGTATCTAGAGCTTTCAGCAAGACTTCACAAGCAGAAGTACTGTCTTCAGGAGCAGATCTCCAACCCAAAGCAGAGAGCTTCGAGTTAGCCATCTCAGCACAATCATTTACGAGGTTGCCGCCATACACAGGAGGTGTATAGTTCCAAGCCTTATACATGACGCTCTTGTTTGACATTCTCCAAGGGATGAGATCTTTAAGCTTCTGCTTTCTTCCGCAATGAGATTCCCACTCCTTGCCAACCCACTCTTGAACAGCTGATGTGTCGATATGGCCAGTTTCCATAAGTCCACCCTTTCCGTCAGGAATGACTTCGTACCAACTCTTGTCAGCCTGACACCTTTCGATATCGACTGTCCAAAAGTTAGACCCTGGGACTCTTTCTTCAGTATCTTCAGGGTTGCACTCATACCAGTTCTCTGGACGAATAAGCAGACTAGGATCAAGCTGAACAACAACTCGCTTAGCACTATCAATCGCAAGCTGGATCATAACAGACATGGCTAAAGCATGCATACGCATACCCAAGCTCATGAATGCAGCACGATAGACAGTTAGAATCCCAATGGGACCGCGACCATCTATTGCGATAAGATCCAAGGCTTCTTGATTTGGCACCTTGCGAGCAGTAATAGCCTTCATGACTGGATGCTTACAGCTCGGGCATTCATCAAGCGGGTAACGAAGCACATTCATGCCTTTGGCCTTGATCGTAGCTCCACAGCCATTGCACAACCATGGATATTGATACATCAGGATCTTGCTGCGAACATCGTTGTCTTGAGACTTAGGCTCAATCAAGTAAGTTGCATCAGGACCATGAGGTCTAGCTACAGACGCTTTTGCCATAGCAACAATGTCCCACCTGTCATCAACCAGGACCCTATCACCATCGTCATCACCCATAAGCCAGTGAGTAGCCATTGTGCTGTTCATGAAAACAACACGGTTGGGAGGTGCAGTATTGCCACGACCATTGCTAATAAGCATATGCTCTAATGGCTCTACAATCTTCCCAATGACAATCATCTGAGTCTGAATGCACGGGTATCTCGTGATGAATACTTCGCTTCCAATCCTATTGTGGACCTTCCACCTTGTAATCACTACTTTCTTCCCATCTGGAGTCAGCTTTGCTTTCGCAGGATAGTCTGGATCGAGAGTGTATCGCTCGATACATTTGCCAAGAAGATCCGCTATGTCGACTTCTCCTTCTGGAACAGCCTCTTCGAACACCTCCTTGACCTTCTCCTCACGAAGAACAACCTCCTTATCCTTAAGACCGTCATCGATAACGATAGTATAAGTTGGAGATTTGATTCCCCCACCTTGAACTACCCGATAACAAGCCTTGCCAAGCTCCATCTCGACAGATGCAGCAATAGCTGGAATCGACATTGGATCCAGGTCAAGCCGCCTGCACAGATCGACGTTGAACTTCGTCAGCATATCAGTGTCGCAGAGACGATTCAGAATTGCTTCTTCAGCACCGTCTTCTTTGAACTTCTTGATCCACCGATCTATATGTAGTCCAATCGTTGTCCTGCTCGCAGAAGTAGCAGTCATATTCTCAATGATCTGATAGCCCCAGCTAGTTCGATCATCCTTGAATGATTTCTGCCACTTATTGATGACTGTCATTGATCCGCTATAAGACTGGAATTCTCCAATCTTGAGAGACTTAGTCTCCTTGCGATTCTTATACCTGCCCTTAACCTGCGACTTATCCATCCAGATTGCAGGATTGCCATCGTGATCGAGAGCACGATCATCAGCTACCAGGATACCCTTGCAGAACCTTCCAGTTTCGATCTCTATCCATCGAATTTGAATTGAACCACAATCTCCACCACTGATGCCGAGCTTATGCCAGAGCCAGTGCTTGGTATGGATAAGTCCACACCCATCACTGCCGCGAGGTATGACTTTTCTTGAGCTTTTCTTCTTGCCCCTCGTGTAGGATGGAATCTGAGTAACCATGATCTCCACAGTTTCACAGAAGCCATTGCCTACTGCAGGAGCAGCAAGTCCACTGAGATATGCCCTCATATCAATTGCTTTCGGAAAGGCACGATTAAGAATTGGCAGCAAAGCCAAGTCAAAGGCATGCTTTCCTTTCACAATCGCAAAAGGTCTAGTCCGGGTACCCTTCCTCGGGTGCACAACGCTATTCCTAGCCTCACGCACTAGAGTCATTGGGACTTCCAGCTTCCCGTGATCTTCTGCAATCTCCTCATCATCCTCTGTTCGAAGATGAATCAGTGGGACTGCAACAGAAGCGCACAGTCTTTCCCATGGTGTAGGAACTCTTCCATCAATCTCCTTTCGACGACCAGAAGCAGATGCTTCTTGAATCATCATCTTTAGAAGGCCATGGATTCCAATTCCATTCTTCATTGCAATCCTTGTGTAAGGATTACTGCTGTCACCAGTCCAATGCAATGTCCACATACCGACATTACCATAGAACTTCCTCGCAGCTTGTCGAGCTTCATACTCTGTTCGCTTTTTCTGATGCCTTTCATTATCAAGCATGCGGTTTCTCTCCTCTTTGTTGTTGTTGACACTCATGGTGTCCTCCTGGTTGTTGGGGTTGTCTGCCATGCTGTAAGTCTCGCAATCCAGGCAGAATGTTTTGCAAGAGCCGTCACTCTGAACTTGAATGTCGGCAATGTTGTGACTGCCACAGTTGGGACAGCCAGGGGTTGTTGTTGGGGAACTCATGATATTTACTCCTTAATCATGAGGTTGTGTGTAGTTTTGGATAAACGAACAAAATGGACTACACCAAACCATTTCATCCGTTAAAAAAAAGAGGGAGAGGCCGTTAAGCCTCTCCCTCAAACCAACAGTTTATTCATCGCTTCCGAGCAAACACAGCATCAATGGCGTCGTCCATCTCCTGGTGGCACGCAGCATCGTGGATCGCTTCCAATCCCGCCATCACTACATGTGAGGCAAAGCCGATGTTCTCCTCGTCGTCGATGGTCACATCAAGGATCTCGTCGGTCACACCTGGCAAACGCTGTGCCTTCGACTCCTTGATTACTTTGGCTTCTTGCTTCTTCTCTGTTACGTCAATAAGACGCATCATCTGGGCTATAGTCATGTTACCTCCATGACTCATGGTTGTATGGCATTAGTGCCGTTAAATAAAAAAGAGCCCCACCCTAAGGTGAGGCTCTTCTTTTAGTTTCTGAAGTAGTTCAACTGACTGCACTCAAGGCAAGCGACAATGTAGGTATCGCCTACCTTTTCGAAGTCTTTCACGCTGTGGTTGGGGTAATGCTCCCCACAGTGAGCGCATTCAAAGCTGACTACCTCGCCATCTATGTAAGTCAATGGATCTTCTCTTGGATCCTTTGGTGGAGTCATCGTTTGAATGACTTGGTGCCTTTTTGTCTTCTTAGCACCAACATACACTCCGCAAATCCCGCTATCATTGCCGGGCTCTCCGCAAAGTATGCTTTTACCTACAAAGTGGAACCTTTTGCTTCCTGGATGTCTATAGCACCCCATCTTCCTCCTCCTCTGGTATTGCGAACCAATATGGTTCAATTCCTCGAATCTTGCAGATAGTCAACTCTACAAGATAGCCAATTTTGAACAGTAGCAATATGCATAATGCCCACATATAAGCCAAGAGTCCATACAGGGTTATTAAGATAAGCAACCCCAAGACCAAGTATAAATACGCTATGATACACCTCCTAGTTGGTATCGTTAAATAAAAAAGGAGGTCCCCCGAAGGGGACCTCCTCACTAGCTGTCACACTAGCTCTCTTCTCGACTACGCAGTAGCCTTCTCCATGGATGTCTTGACTGCCTTTGCAACCAATCCACGCAGCTTCGACCAATTCTTGATCGATTCCCATTCAGGATTGAGTTCCTGAACGACTGCTGTCAGGTGAGGATCATTACCGATCATTTCCTTTAGAGTAGCGACTCCATTGGGCAGATTCAGCGCATTGCCTTCTCTCCCGCAATCTGAGTCGACAGACTGCTGCTTCAGATTGTACTCGTGGTACTTTTCCGCAACTGCCTCGTAGTGAGCATCGATCTGGAGACGAATCTCTTCCTTCTCCTTTTCGATTTCCTCTACCTCTACTACTGTAGCTCCAACCTCATCATCGACAGGATCGACAACTTCAGTATCAGCTTCAGTCATCCGAGTCTCTTCCATGACCTTGTTGGCATTCTCCATCATAATTGATGGAGGCAACTCAATCACAGGCTCGTTCTCGAAAGGCTCCGTCACCTTGGGATCAGCATCAAGAACATCCTGATGCATCATCTTTGGCTCTGGAACAAGTGTCGGATCCAAGTCCCGTACCACTTCAGTCAAGGTATCAAGCTTACCATTGGTCTCCTTCAAAAGCTCGATAACAATATCAAGCTTAGAAGGTCCAAAGATACGGCTTCGAAGACTTTGCTTTGGCTCTGCAAGAACTTCAGCTTTGACTTCTTCCACCTTGACTTGAGCTTTCTCAGCCTTGACCTTGACCTTAGCTTCAGAGCGCTCCTCCATGTAGCTGTCGAAAGCAATCTTCTTCAGCTCACAGAAAGACTTAAAGCCTTCCCACTTGCTTTGGATTACACTTCCAGCATCTACAATCTTGGAGCGAACATAGCTGTAAGCACCCACTACCATGTCAATGACTGTGGTGTAAGCGAATACAATTGCATTCCATCCAATTTCAAGACCATTTACAATAATGTCTGTGGTCCGGTAACCGACATTCCGAAGAATATCGAAGTTGTTGTTGTTGTTGCCCATTTTTTCTCCCTCCTCAGGGATTTGGGGGTTGATGATAGCGGACCATTGCTTTTGGCGCTGATCCATCTTCCAGTTTGAGATCCAGATCATTCCGAATACGCAAGCTGAAAGGATTGAGTAAGACACAAAGACGAACCAGAATAGCTCATCTTGTGCCATGACATTAGAGATATATGTAAACATATGCCTCTCCTTCTTGTTGTTGGTTGTAGTTATTGAGGATGATGTTTAAACTCATCTCTGAGCGGACTATATTAAGGCAGAGCCAGGATCCTGTACCATCGGACCCTTTAGTTTTGTGCTCCGAAGAGCTAGACCACAGAAATAATGGCCTAAATTCAGGCTTAGTGGATACTTGTTACCTGCAAGTATCTACCCTCACGCCTGCCGAGGTGTAGTTGAAGCCATTGACCAGACCAGTCTCGTCTGATGTAGCTCTTCTCCACTACACAAGGCTCACCTAAATCTTTCGCTCATTAGGTGCGTCAGTTATCGTGTGTTGCTTTCAATATGGCAACAAGGGAGAAGATCTCCCCCTCTACTCTAGCTTTTCATTCCGGGACTGAGGAAGCCCGTGTAACGGCTTACGTTGCGTTACTTCACTTTTGTTAACCTGCTGGCAAGTAAAGCCAACACCTTGAATCTCGTCAAGGACCCTATCAATTACAACCTTCAGGTACCGTCAGGTAATAATTGGACTATTGCTCGGATGTTCCCAACTACAACTCTTTCTCAAGAGTTAAAGCTTCGTTGAATTACACCTCTGCAAATCGTAGCACTCTTTTGGATCCCTACAGGATGGGATGCTAGTTCCCAAACGTAGAGTTCCTACAAGCAGACCAAGTACATTGCTTTAATGTAGAATCGTACCCTCAGTAGATCTCTCTATAGTAAAGTATTCTTCAATGTTGGCTTGCTTGAGTCAGAAACCACTCTGACAAAGCCCCAGTTTTCACCAGGAGCCCATATCGCTATGAGCTGCATATATGCTCCCCCACCACAGGGGAAGCCTAGCTATCTTCCTTTCATGGGATGCTACCCCCAATCAAGGCCGTTCACTAAGCCACGATCTTCTACGTTCAACCGTACACAGGTGCTATGCATATCGTCACACTCCGAAGAGCAATGGTAAGTAAGCACTGACGTACCTACTCTAGCACCGTTAAATAAAAAAGGAGGAGCCCTTACGGACTCCTCCTTATATACACCCATACTACTCACTCTACTGCAGCAATCCTTGCTCACCATGCAGAATCTGTGTGATTGCATTGCAGTGCTGCTCTGCCTTCTCCTGATGGTTTGCCCTTTGCATGAAGCCAGGAACTGATTTCTCCTGATCCAGGCACAGGCAATACTCTTCTGCTTCCTCGTACTCTTCAGGAGTATTGTCGTAGCCTATCTCCTTGGTGATGCAGGCAGGCACACCTCCATCGCTTGGATAGAAGTTCTCATCTCTACTCACCGAGAACAATAGCACAATCAGTGCAAGTGCGAGCAGCAATACTACTCCTGCTTGCTCTGCTATCATCATCATACGCTGTCTTTCCATGGTAAACCTCCTATATTAGTTACCATTGTTGATTGATCTATCTAGCTCCCTTAGATACAAGGGTAAGCTTAGTACAAGAACGCTCAGTGTGAGTATAAAGGGTACGTTGAATACAGAGAATGAGAGCATTACATCTACATCTGGTACTAGCATCAGTATATGCCAGCCTACATACAGACATGCAATCTCTATAGCAACGATAGCTATATACACTAAACAGAACTCAAGCTTACTGAAGTTACTCATAACAACTCCATAGTTGTGGCCTAATTGCCATTAAATAAAAAGAAAGGAACCCTGTGTTACCAGGGCTCCTCTCTACTGAGCTGCTTCTATCCCTTGCCTTATGAGCTAAGCTTTGCTCCATAGTGCAGTACTCCCTTGTACAGCACGTATGCAACTACGACTACAGGGCCTGTGCACCACAATCTTGTATCACTATAGATGACCATAAGCGGTACTCCAGACAGTACAACTGCGAATATCGATACAATCTTCCATACACCTCTAACTCCCTTCCCTCTTCTCCACCGTCTCTCATGTTGGCCACGGATAACCCTTCCATTCCAAGTCTTGTTGCTCTTCTCCAGGAAGATCCACTTCAGTAGATCAACCAATGCCTCTGCATATATATTGATCATGTTGATTGTTCTTGTCCAGTCGAGCAGCATCCACTTCAGTATTAGAAGTAGTGACATGATGAAGTTGGGGTTTCCTGCTCTCTTCTCTTTCTTGAGTGATACACTCATGATTACCTCCTTAGGTAATTATTGGTTGTAGTAGAACTAATGATCACTAGTATCGGACCCAGGTGGGCTCGAAACGGATAATCACTAATTCCACTAAAAAAATAATAGGTGTAACTACAATATATTTTTTATTTCCCCATAATAGAACTTAGATTTTGGCCTCTTTTCGCATCTTCGCCCCCTATTGTTTTTGAAAAATTTTTATTTTCCAGAAATCCACCCTCAATAAGGCGACCCGCCACCCCTTTATTCAAATCTCTATAGAGACAAATACTTTTCTCCCCTTGCTTCTCTCCTTACTAAATGATACTCTTTTCAAAGTATTTTTTTAATTTTCGCTCTTTATACATGCGATATTTTTAATTTTAAGATATACTCCTCCTATGGGAGTATCTTTTTACCTTGGCTGAGGACGACGCCAACCTCTATTGGAGTATGAATGACAAAAGAAGAGTTATATGAGTTTTCCAAATCTATGACTTCACTTGTAGACCTAACAAAGAGATCTCTTACATTTCATTACGCTAGGTATCACAACTTTATTGATAATTCTCCTCAGGGCTGGAACTGTGTGTACGCAAGACATACTAGAGCTTTAGGTCAAGAAGAAGGTGAAGAACTACTTTCCTTCCTAAAGGATTACAAATCTCGTATTCAATCCCTAGAGGACACCTTAACCAAATTTATGGAGAACCCGGATGATAGATTCGAAAATCAAGATAGTCTCTGACGGCACTTATGAAGGTACTCGCTTAGTCCACCTTGAGACTGGAGAGCATTTAGCTAACTGTGCCGGCTTAGTCTTGAGTTTAGATGGCAGGCAGCGTGTGACTGGTGCAAAAGTGTACCTAGCTGCCTGCCCAGTCGAACTTGAAGCTACAGTTAGGCATGTAGCCGGGGGAGACATTGGGAGCGATCCTATCCCCGTTGACGATCCTTTTAACGTAATATATTTAGACAGGTATTTAAAAGAAGATGAGCACGAAGAAGAAAGACTCTGATATTGAAGCAAAAGTAGGACTTTCGCTTGTTCCCAGTAAGGAGCAAGCTATTGAAAAACTTACGGAGATAGAGCCCGAGTACGAAAGCTACCTTGAAAAATTACCAGCGAAAAAACGTCAAAGAATAGTTAACTCGCTGAACAGGATTCGTACCGGGCTCCATTCCATTGCTCCAATGATGTGTCTAGGCCCTTCAAAATGTCCAATAGTAGACAGATGCCCTATCCCTGAAAGGGACGAAGATGGTAAGGTGGAGTTCGGTCCTGAGAGAAATTACCCGATGGGTAGAGAATGTGTTTTAGAGAAGTTTTATATGCAGCAAAAAATGATCGAATATGTAGAACACTTGGGAGTAGACCCCTCTAATCCGGTTGAGATGTCAATAGTCAATGAGCTTTCGCTCATTGATCTTTATAAGAATCGTGCACTAATGATTATGGCTGTTGGAGACCAGAGCGGCCAAGGTCGAGATTTCATGAGGGTAGATGTGATAGGCTTTAACGAGAATGGGGAAACAGCTGAAACTGCAAAATTGCATCCAGCCGTAGACATGATCGATAAATTAGAAAAACGCCGCGAAAAATGGCTCGAAAAACTTATGGAGACAAGAAAATCAAAAGCGGACTGGGCTGCGAAAATGGGCAACTTTGGGGGAGAAAGTAAGATTTTGGGCGAAATTCAAAAATTACGCGAAGCGATTTCTATCATAGACTCTGGCACGGAACTACAAATAGAAGAGCTTGAGGAAGAAGAAATACTACTGTCGGATGATTAATGAGTGAAATAATCAGAAAAAACCTGGATCGACTTTTTGCCAGCGCGCTTGATCTCGACGTAGAGACTTGGGGCCTTGGTCGAGGCTCAGGTATGCATGAAGTTGCTATTTCTGGTAAAGGTGCAGTACTCGGAAAAGAAGGCTATGGTGTAAGACAGTGGAGACTAGATCCCAACTTAACAACCGTAGAATCGCCCGCAAAACAAAATCTTTACAAATTGGCAAGCTCCGCAAGCGACAAGCATTCCCCAAGTGTAGCTTTAGAGCAGCTCAAGAGAACGCCAGGTTACACCCCTAAATGGACTGATGTAGACAAAATTCACACAGCGATAATGCGTGATTACGAAAATACTCAGCTATTTGATTCTAAAAGCGGTGTTACACCAATTGCTGGAGATGCAAGAAAAGTCTCAGCCCTAACTAATAAAGAGACCTTAGACTTTTTAAGAACTAACAATAACTTTCGGTTTACCTCCTATGAGCAACAAAAATACTGGTGGATGACTTATATAGATCCAGTTACCCATGAAGTTACGAACCCCTTCCACAAAGGGCTTGGAATTCCTGGCGGGCCTAACATGCCGGATGATCAGGCTGCTAGAATAATTAGACACGAGTTAGAAGCTCAAGGTGTGGAAGCACATCGAATGCAGCATATACGGTCTACTCGTGGCGCTATCGATTCCCTGGTAGGCAGAGAGTCTGAGTTTGCAAGAACTATAAGAAATAAAACGCTTTGGATTGCAAGCGCTCACTTCGAAGCAAAACAGTTCGGTGCTGCTATAGCTGTTGAAGAAGAGGCAGTTAAGCAGCGATTGATGCGTCAAGGCCATACCGAAGTTGACGCTATAAAGAAAGCTAAGCAGAGCACTGTTAGGGCAGGTATGTCTTGGCAGAATCCTGGCAGTCCAGACGTATTCAATGTAAACGATCCAATATATACTAGAACTCGATCAATGGCCCAAAGAGGCGTTGCAGGTGTTGACTTCACAGACGTTTATAAGACAATGCATCTTGAAACAAGGCTTCCAGGCACTCATGTCAGAGATGTATTCGACCTTGTTAAAGCTGAACAAGACTTTGCAAGAAAGCTGAATATTATAAATCTGCCCAAAGGTCAGTACATACCAGGTGGTATTGATGTTCTTTCAAGGCTTCATAGAGCTGGAGATTATAAAGGTCATCAAGCTGTAAAAGCATTTTCAATCGCAGAAACTCATACAGCTTATTCCGATACAACTTCTTCTCAGCACCTAGTTAGAACTCGAACAGCTAGAAGCATTGAGGTTATGAAACAAGTTGCTGAGAATACTCACCTTGGAAAAGAATATGTTTTGCAAGCGAAAGCTGGCAAAGGCCCACTGCTAGATATATATACAAGACTGAATAGACAACAAGCTATTGCTAACTTTAAGAGCCCCGGAAGTGTTGTTAGTCAAATCGATAGAGCTATAAGGGATATCTCTTTGCAAGGTTTTAGTAGGCAGTCTGCTGGCAGTAAAGAAATATTTCCTACCCAAGAGTCAATATCTGGAAGGAGAACGAGAGTCAGCACTAGCGTTCCATCTACTAGAGAAGTTTCAAGTATTGCTGATGCAGTTGAGGCAATTGGAGCAAGACATGGTGATAGGGATCTAGTTACCAGAGAGTGGGATGCTATGAGAAGGCATCTTGTAGGTACGGGCTCTTTGGGTCCAGAAGGCATGCCAATAAAGGGTCAAGAAAGAGCTTTAATTGCTCACTCTCAAGCCTATATGATGGACTCTGTCTCCAAGCATGATGTTGATGCTTTTGCTAGGAAGATGCAAACTGAAGGTGATCTATCCAAGTGGCTTAGCAGCACAAGAGCTACCAGATCTTCAGCCTCACAACTTAGAAGTATAAGAGAAGGCGCAGGGAATATATTCAAAGGTAAAGCTGGCAGGGTTGGCGGTGCGGCAGGTGCACTATATATGGGTGTTGCTGGACTTGGCATGCTTACAGCAGTTATGGAAGGTCCTAAAAGAAATAGAACTCCTGCATCGATTTTAAGTGTAAACTATAAAAACTGGTTAGAGAATCAAGAAGATTTCCACGGCATGGAAGCCCCTCCCTCTCAGAATGAGTATGGTTGGCAATCTGGCATGCAGAAGCGAGGCGTTGGTGCAGCAAGTAGAAGGCTTAATACTGACTTTGGATCCCCTTATCAAGGCCCAATGGCAGCGAATGGAGTTCTTTATGACCAGCAAATCCTTGCAGAAAGAGAAAAGTATTTAAGAGAAGTTTACCAAAGAATTCACAATGATCCTGCCTCACAGGATATCTTCAATTATTTCAAGATAAGCGCAGCCACAAGCATTGGCCACCACTACGTTAAAGGTAGCGATGTCGAGCATGCAGATTCACTTATGTATCCCTCATTAAGGGGTGAGAATTTATTAAGAATAAATCTCAGCAAAGGGAACTGGAAGGTAACGGCAGAAGATGCAGATACTATAACTATTAGACGTGGAGGCTTCAAAGGTAGTGTAAGTGACTTTTTTGGCCAAAATCAAAGCTATAGTTTTCGATTGGCTGGTATCGATGCACCGGAAACAATGCATGGCGAGATAGGAATGAGAAGAGCACAGCCTCATGCAGATGATGCTACGAAAGCTCTACAAGCCATGATAGGCAAATCTGGTAAACTAGATATAGTCTATGACCCATCCAATGTAACCTATGGTCGTATGGTTGGTGCGTTGATGGTTGATGGTAAGAATGCTAACTTCGAATTGCTAAGACAGGGTCATGCGGCTTTGCTGCCTTTCTATAAAGAAGGTACAAAGCCAATGGTTGACTATGAAGCAATGAGGAAGATTGAATCTAGAGCTAGGAATAGCGAAAGAGGAATGTGGTCTGAGCCTTTCTTCCAAGCCTATGCAGACATTACTGCAGGTGGCGACAGGATTACATTCAATACATTTTCAAGAGTTAGTGAAACTGCAAAGAATGCTACTACTATGAGCGCAAGAGCGCTTATGTGGAATGCCCAAGATATGGGTTTCTACAATACTGCTACGCATGGTGCTCAAGCTCAAGCGCTGAACACCCTCTTAAAAGAAAGAGGTCGTGAAGACGACTATGGCAGACCCTCTACATTCAATTGGACTGCTACACCTCATAATAGTTATATGGCTGAAATGATGAGAGATAGTGCAGAATTGATGAAGACTAGAGGTACGGCAAGTTCGTATAGAACTAGTAGACGCTCTGGCTACGGCTCTCTGGATAAAAAATTAGTTCTAGATTCAATGAGTAGTACGAATATATGGAACAAGAGACGCCACCCAGTATACGATGTATATAATGTGAAGAATGGAAGAAATAGTAGATTTAGAGATGCTTATAAGCATAAAGTTGCAATGGCTGAAAGCCAACGCTTAGCTATGGCTAGCATGATGATGAGTTCACAGAACCATCACGTAATGTAGGAGAGTTGATATGATTAATATAAATTTAGGCCCACCAACACCAAGCCTTTGGGATAGATTTAATAATTCTAGAGCTGCCCGCATGATCGCAGCCGCCCCGGATGTTGCAATTGGCTGGCCAGGTCAATGGGCTCAGAGTGGTGGTGGATGGGGTGCTAGATCTAATCAGGCTGGACTTGCGATGGCAGGTGGATGGCATAGCAATAATATAATATCTCCAACCAATCACGGTGGATACATGGAATGGGGTAATAAGCTTTTGCAAAGGAAAACCCTTACTGCTCCCTGGCAAGTAGTTGAAGATACCTCAAGATTGAAAACTTGGAACTCGAGAAAAGGCGTTGCAGAAGCCTACAAAGGTTCCAGCGGTATAGGCGCTATGGGCAAGACTGCAATGAGTGCATTCGGTGGTGCTTTCAGCGCATATTTTGCTTACAGTGGTTGGCAAGGGGAAGTCTCTGATAGAAGTGGCTTCATGGGGATGATGGATGCTGTATCTATCGATTTTGGTGCACACCTAGGTATAGCTCATAATACTAGAGGTAAGATGACTTCTCTCGTGAGGTCTTCCGCTGAAGGTGGTTGGGAGAAAGCTAGCGGGAGGGCAAAAGCTCAAGGCCATGCGTTTGCAGGAGCAGGTCTTGGCGGAATGATGAGGGTTGGTCTCGGAAGTTTTGCGGGTGCTCAGCTTGGCCATTCTGTTTTAGGTATGCCTGGCGCTGTTGCTGGCGGTATGGCAGGTGGCTTTTTGTTTAAGACGAATATTAGAGCAGCAGCAGCAACTGCAGTAATTGGCGGAGCATATGTTATTGGCAAAGGTACATACGAGTATGTTAAGGCCGGATATAGAAGGGGAAGGGAAATGCGTTTGAACGGACCAGATACTGCAGGCGATACTGCAGCATTCTTTACACAGAATGCTTTTACCATGAGGCAGAGATCCGTTCAGGCTATGAGAAGATCTCATCTCAATGCAAGATCTGCTCTTGGTCAGGAAGCTCAATTTATGCATATGAATAAATCCTACTTTTCGAACTACAGGTAAAAAATGAAAAAGCTTTATAAAAAGAATTCCTATGGTTACGAACACCAAGACCCAGATGCTCGCTTAGACAAAAAGACTATAGACAAGTATGAGAAAGAATATGGGATAAATACTAATGTTCATAGGAGTTGTATTAATTGCCAAATAAGGCAAATAGACAAATATAAAAACCACCCAGAAGGTGGAGATAAATTTAAAGTTAGATGCAATTTTATCCCTAAAGGACTCCCTCCTGGGACTGGTAAAAGAATAAAAGAAATAGTTGTATCAAACGACATGGATGAAGAAAGAGCTAAAAAGCTACTTTTATCAACAATAGACCCAGTAGCTTGGGCTGAGATAATGTTTGGCTTTTCGGATAGCGACCCTAAGTGGAGTTTGAGAAATTATCAAAAAGAGCAGATCAGGTGCTCTGCTCTCAGATTTGCTTGTCGAGAAGGTCGACGTTCGGGTAAGACTTTTGCAATGGCTTTAAAATTAGCTCATCTTGCGTTCAACAAAACGATAGTGAAAGGTTTGGATTCTCACGGTAAAGAAGTTTCTGGTGGGCCCGACATAATGGTTGTAACGCCATACCAAGCCCAGCTCACCAACATATTTAATGAAATAGAAAGTTTAATAAAAAGAAATGTAGAGCTTCGTGCAGAAATAACTTCTGGCACTGGAGACAGCCTTTATGTAAAAACACCTCTCTTTAAAATGGACTTCAAAAATGGTGCAAGAATAAGGGGCTTTGTATCAGGGCTTGGCATTAAAGAAGATGGCTCTGGTGGTGGTACAATTCGTGGTGCATCTGCTGATATCATTTATCTCGACGAGATGGATATGATTCCTGAAGATATCCTAGATAAAGTTATTACTCCAATTCTTCTTACTCAGCCAGATGTTGTTCTATTGGCTACTTCAACTCCTATCGGTAAACGTGGCAAATTTTACTCTTGGTGTCTAGACAGGCCAGACTTTAAGGAAGATTATTATCCCTCTACCGTCCTCCCGCATTGGGAAACAATAAGGGGTGAGCTTGAAGCAGAGAGCACTAAAGAAAGTTTTGCAGCAGAGTATATGGCTGAGTTCATTGAGGGTGAGTACGGAGTATTTAAACCCTCTCATATATATGGTGCAAAAAGAGATTACACTTACGAGCAGACTTCAAACAATATGTTCCTTTATACAAAATTAGGTATTGAGGAGTCAGCCAATATGCTTATATGCATGGGTATCGATTGGAATAAAAATGCTGGTACTGAATTCTATGTATCAGGCTATTCACCAGCTACTGGGTTGTGGATTGGCCTCGATGCTATCAATATACCGTCTTCGGAATATTCTGGCCAAAGGTGGATGAAGGAAGTAATACGTCTAAATTACAAGTGGAAGCCAGACTGGATATATGCTGATGAAGGATATGGGCATACTATTATAGAAGATTTGCACCTTCATGCACATAGATTGAAGAGTAGTAACAACTTGTCGGCCATAGATAAGCAAACAGTAAAACTTTCTGAAAGGCTAATATCTTTTAACTTTTCTAGGAATATAGAATTGAAAGATCCAGTTGATGGAACTACTATTAAGAAATCTGGAAAGCACTATATAGTCGAGAATGCAGTCAGGATTCTTGAGGATAGCTTATTTATTTTTCCAGAAAGTGATGATATACTAACAAAACAAATGATGAATTATGTTGTAACTAAAGTTTCCAAACTGACCGGCAAGCCAGTCTTTGGAGCGGATAACGATAGGGTGGGCGATCACAGATTAGATGCAATGATGCTCTCTCTGGCCGGCCTTGCTTTAGAGGTGTCTGTCTACTCGGGAAGAAACCTGCCTATAACAAGGCCGAGGTTTGTTTCCGGCACTGACAATAAGGGTTCATATAACTCCCCCGGAGATGAAGCTGATAGAATACTAAAATCAGTGAAAAAGTCTGGAATTCCTGGGCAGACTAATATATTAAAAATAATGAGAGGGGGTTCTGAAGAGGAAGATAAAGCTGTAAAACAAAAATATCGCGCTGCAGAACTATTAAAAAGAGGTGGTTTTGTGAGAAGATCTAGGGGTGATATAGGTAAGCATATGAAGAGAGAGTCAGAATCTATCTTCGAAGGGCTTGCTAAAAGATCAAATCACACAAGAGGCCACGAAATGGATTTAGAAGAAATAAACACTGTAAAAACCTTACAGAAGCCACACAGAAGTGCTGGAAAGCCTGTGAGGAGATTAAACAAAAAGAAGAGATCTTGGAAATAGGAGTATATTATGTCTTTATTAGCTAAAGCTACTGGCCTGGGCTTTGCAGGCACTGCAGCTGCTGTTGCTGGCGGAGTTGGTGTTGCTAACAGTATTGGTCAATTTGGTGGTATTGGAGCGGGTGGGGAAGATCCAGGCTATCAACTTATGTCTGGACAAGTTGACGCACCCATAGGAAGTGCGGCCTTAGGTGCTGCTGGAGTAGGGGCTATGGGTGTTGCCCTAGCGACAGGTCTTATAGGAGGCGGAGCAGCAGGAATCAGCAGGATGATGGGTAGAGGTGCATCAAAAACTGCATCAAAAGCTGCATCGAGTTCAGGAGCTAAACCTCAAGGTTTTATGAGTAGAGCCTGGGGTGATGCTGCTCATTCTGCCGCTAGTGGCAGTGTCGGTGGCTATGCGATGATGGCTGGATTGGGTGGAGCTGCTAACTATGCTACTGGAGGAAACTTCTGGGAAGGTGCAGCAGCAGGAGCTGTAGTTGGTGGCGGCATTAGAATGGCTGGCAGATCTATAGCTGGTGGCGGTGTAGGTAAGCGAGGCTTTCTTGGCAATATGATAAATAAGACTGGCTATGAAGGCAGCGCAATGAACAAAGCAATTGGTGGAGATTCCGTTTCTGGCATGTTCGGGAGGCGTATGTCAAGACCACCAATGATGGGACCCGAAGGGCCAAATTCGTTTCATATGGCTGGAAAAGCTGCGGGAGCAACTGGCGGTACAAGAATGGGTGGTATGGCTGTATTTTCCGGTCTTGCAAATAATAGAAAACATGCTACATTGGCAGGGGCAGGTTTAGCTGGAATGACTTTTGGCGGTGATCGAAGAAGCCACAGCAGAGGCTTCAATGGCCACAGAGGAGCAAGAATATAATGTCACTAAGTCTTTTTGATAAAGATTTTAAACTCTTTACAGATGACCCTATGAGAAGCTTTCATAATGGCTACCTTGGTGGGGCTCATGAACAAGTTTTCTACCTGAGAAACGAGGACGCATCCCTTTACTACCAGGAGATAACAATAACTCCTGAAATTATAGGTGCTTATGGCGACTATGGCGAGTTCGGAACAACTGGTTGGGGAGTCAAGCTTATGTATGGTCAAAGGCGACCCACAGAAGCGGAATGGGATTTAGTAAGATCGGGAGACGGTATAGAAATACCAGATATTGGAACAACAGAAGCTGCAGACACTTATACCAATCATCCGATATGGATTAGGATTTTCTGTCCAGGTAATGCTAGTGCTCAAATAAGGGAAAATATGCAATTGAAGATTACTTATTTTGCAAGAAAGGTTGGTGCTTAGTGGATCAAAATTCTCCAGATATAGAAGGAATCATGAAGCAGCTTGGATCGATGTTGGAGTCTGTATACAATCCAGAATTCGATCAGAAAGTTGTGAACTTGCAAACCTTGCATAATGAAGCTCAGAAGCAAGCGGAACAAGATATAGACAGTATGTTCGGCGTTAGAGTGATCGATGAGCTTACTGGTGAAAGTATTATAAATCAGCCCTTATCAAATGAAGAGGTAATTGCTACACAACTTAAAAAAGAAGAAGTGTTAGCAAAGCTTGATAAAGCTGAAAAAATGATACAAGAAGTAGAAGAAAGAATTGACGAGAATATAGGCGCAGACAAAGGATTTGATTTTAATTTTGACCCTAAATGCAGGCCTGTTTTATTTAAATCAGTTTTAAGAACTTTTGGTATATCGAAGACTACAATAACTTATGAAGATTATAAAAAACTTCTATCTATGAAAAAGGCTATGGAAAAACAAGAAGTCGCTGAAGTATTCGCAGACAATCCTGATAATGTTTCTAAAGCTGAGAACACCGTTGGAGGAGCGAATAGCAGTGGCTCGTCGTCTTCAGGCTCCAAGAGTGGTGACAGCAAGAAGGGTTGTTGAGGTAGCTATGGGATTCTTTAGAAAATCTATGGATGGTGAAGAAGATTCACTAGAAGAAGGGCCTCAGCAAGTAGAGGAAAAATATGAAAAAATGTTTGCTAAAATTGGCAGAGATTTTATCTATAAGGAAGACTTCATATCGATAATGGAGTCTTTGTTTGATCACCTCCAAGAACACGGGATAGACAGGCCAGAGCTAGCTCTTGAATCAGATATACTTGCAAGAACTAAAGCAGTAGAATATAAGGATGTTGTACAATCTGGAGATGATGGAACCAGAATATACGAAGACTTAATAGATATGGATAGCTAATGGGAAGACCAGCCGCAGAACCTTATGCAGATGTATGCAGGATCACGCAAGCTTATGAAAAAGCTGCGCTGAATAGCTGTGCAGAAACGATGTCTGATCGTGGTGCACAGATTTTTGTTTTAGGTTCTCTTGCGACTATGAAAGAAATGATAGACTTTCATAGGAAGTCTATTGAGAGATTTGGTAACCATTTCAAAAAAGAAATACAAGCAGCCTCTAAGCAAAATACTAAAACCTCCCTGGACTCGACCGAAGACGACTGTGCAATTGATCCAGAATTAGCACGAAGCGCAGCAGGTCAGCCTGAAGAGCAGATAAGAGCGACGGACCCTCCAATTATTATTGATCCAGTCGATGCTGTTGTCAGAGACAATAGAGATGTCCAGGAGTGGCTTGGTCTTACAGATCAAGAGATGAAAGAAGAAGTTGAAAAATGCATTAAGTGTGATTTAAAAGCTAAGATTAAACTTCAAATTCAAATGCCTAACTTGCTTTTAGAGATTGATGGATTCATAGATGATATAATGGATATAGTTGCTATGTTTAAAGAGCGACTTGATCCAAAGAATATGCACGCTAGATGGTGTGAATTTTTAGATCTTTTTGCAGATATAGGTTGGTGCCTGACTGATTGGATAACTCTCTTGATCGCTTTAAAGCTAGCATTAAGAAAATGGATCATGCAAGGCTTGTCAATAACTTTAGACTGGACATTAATTATTGGACCTTTGCTAAAGTTTATATTGGACTTGCTCGAACAGTTAATACAGCAACTTATGATGATAATTGCAGCTCCTTTTGATTGCGTTCTAAATCTTCTGGAAACTATAAACGAGCTTTATAAAGCAACAGTTGATCTAGTTAACAATACTGCAGCAGCTGCACAATCGTTAACAGACTTTAGTAAAGACGATGATGGAACTCAAAATTTTGGACCATTCGGTGGGTGGAAGACTGCCCCCGGAGGTGCTGTTGGTTGGAATGGGGGTAAGCTTCAAGCGCTAAACCCATTTGGCCCTGGAAACTCAAGCGGTGGAAACTCAAGCGGTCAAGGGCTTGATATTAGTATTGGTAAAGGAGGAATCACTGCAGAAGGGAGTGGCGGAGGTGGCGGACCGAAAGGCTTTGGAGACTTAAAGATCCCAGGTTTTACATCAACTGATTCTTCTTCTGGAGGCAGTGGAGGCGGAGGTACAGCTGGCGGTGGAAAGACGCTGGGGCTTGGTGGCGCTGGATTGATACCAAAGGGATTCAAGTTGAAAGCTCAAGACAACTTGGAGGAGAAGCTAAAAGATCCTCTTATCAAATGGGCTAACCCTGTAGAGATGTTGATACTTGTCGTAAGAGACGCTAAACAGTGGGTACTTTCTATTTTTTCCAACTTATTGTATGCTATTAAAAGTTTGAACGCTTTTCTAAGTATGGGCTTCGGCATTAATCTTAATGCAAGTGGCGCAATAATGATGATACTTGATATTATAGCTTTTGTAATAATGTTAATTAAACTCAAAAATATTGGCTGTGACACATCAAAGATGGGTGAAGATCCACAATCAGTTGCCGGTGCTTTAAGGGAAGTTTACCCAGATTATCAAGTCGATTTAGACGAAGGAAATCCAGAATATATTAAAATGACTAGAGGCTCCTACGAAGTTGAAATGCCGCTAACCGGAACGGACTGCGCAACATTCATACCATCACAAGATATGGCACAACTAAAAGGCTGGCTCAAAAGCATTAGCAACAAAGGTGTAAAATGAAGTCTAATTTATTTTCATTAGCATTAGATGCTGTTGGTACTCGCTCATTTAGAGATCAGAAGAAAAGAAATCCTTCTTCTTTTAGGGGCGTTAAAAAGATTAACAACAGAGCTATCTCGTATACAGAAAGGCATAGGGGACAATGGTTTATACCAGAATATGATCTGGAAGAAATACAAATTGCCCAGGATACAGATTCTTATCTGTTTAGAGCCCTACAGAAGAAGACAAATAAATTCCTTGTTGCAGGCTGGGAAATCGTAGGCAAGAATGAAGAGACTGTAAAATACCTAAAGAATAGATTGGCAGAAATAGAATTATCTTCCAATCAGCCTTTTGCGACCCTCCTCGTTCAAACAGTACACGATTTATTCAGATATTCAAATTGCATGTGGGTAAAAGTTAGAAGCGATAGCGCTTCTTCCGGTGTTATTAGAACTAATATAAACGGGAAGCAGCTCGAACCTGTTGCAGGCTATTTCATCCTCCCTTTCGAAACCTTATCTTTTAAGACGAAAGCAAATGGAGAGATAAAGAAAGTTCTTCAAAAAACCCCTACCGGAGCAACAAAAGAATTCTCACCAGACGATGTTATACATTTTTATACTAATAGAAAGCCTGGCTTCGCTATGGGGACTCCAGAGATGGCCCCAGTATTAGATGATATCGCACTTCTGAGAAGGCTTGAAGAGAATATAGAAGAATTGATTGAATCAAATCTATATCCCTTATTCCATTATCAGGTTGGTTCTGACAATATGCCAGAGCGCTATGGCCCTGACGGTGAAAAAGAAACTGATATCGTAAGATCTACTATAGAGTACATGCCAGCTGGAGGTATTTATATCTCTGACCACAGACATAAAATACAAGCAATTGGATCTGAAGGTCGTGCCCTTAGAGTCGAAGGCTACTTGGATTACTTTAAGAAGCGTGTATTTGCCGGTCTCGGAATGTCAGGAGTTGACATGGGTGAAGGGGATACAGCAAATAGGGCAACAGCACAGACTCTATCCAAAGGTGCTATACAAGATATAGAAGCTATGCAGCTTATTATGAAGAAGTTCATTGAATTTTATATGTTCAATGAGCTTATACTAGAAAGTGGCATGAATGTAGACCTGATGGATATAGAAGATAAAGTCGAAATTAGATTTGGAACAGTTGATAAAGAGCAAAGAACTAAGCTGGAGAATCAAGCAATTCAGCTTTTTGCAAATAAACTATTAACACAAACTGAAGCTAGAAAGTCCTTAGGGCTAAAGCCACTCGAAGATAATGAAAAAGAAGATACTTATTTTGAGCTTTATGAAAAGCCTCTGGCAGAAAGCAAAGCCAATGCACTTGGCAATGGTCAAAAGGAGCAATCTGAATCTCAATCAACTCCATCAAACCAGCATGGAACCAGAGCCGCCCCGAAATTTGACTTCAAAGAATTCGCCAAATCCAATGAAAATGAAGTAAGCCGCCTGCTTAAAGACAAACTGTTAGAAGGCCTTAGAGAATATAATATTTTTCAGAAACTTGATTTAGAAGATAAGAAAGTATTATTTTTAATGAATGAATACAAAGGGGAGTTTGAAGAGCTTGCATCTTCATTTAGAAATAGATTAAACTTCCTTGAAAGTCATTCTATTTCTGAAAAGACTATATTTAATAATTTTTATTGGAGATTTGAGGAGCTTAGTAATAAATACTGCGATATAGCATATAATTGTGGCGCTTATATAGGGTCCTATGTTATAAGCGAAGACGATTGGGTTTCCAAGAAAAGAGGCAGCGACATTAGAAGTACAATGATAGAAGATATATCAAAAAATATTAAAGAAGATTTTAAAGAAGCATTTAGTACTTCTGGCCTCAAGGAGGTCGAATACAATGAGTAAATTAAAGCTGGTTGATTATGTAAGGATAAACCCAGACCCTTCTCTCTCAACGCTATCTAAGCGTGAGAAGATTAATCTTATAGATTTCCACATGGGCTCAAGTTCACCTAGCAAGGGATTGCTAGTAAGCTGGGACTTAAGTCATTCTGGAAGAAGAATAAATAATAGAATATATTCTGTGAAAGGCCAGCAAGCAGGAGTTGATTCAATTTTGAATCCATATCCGAAGCCAATATTAAGGCATCACGATCAAGAGACCGATCCAATTGGCAGGTTTGTTGCTGCAGAATGGCAAGATTTAAATCAAGAAGCAATGAGCTTCTTTGTTGATGTGAATGCATATTCAGATGTATTGGATGCATTTGATGAAGATAACCCTGAAAAAATATATAAGTCTTTAAAAAGTTCTGGCCTGCTTACTAATAAGAATTGGCCTGGACTAGGAAGGATGAGAGTATCTGCTCGCATAACAGACAAAGATGCAATCGAGAAGTTTCTTGATGGCAGATATATTACTTTCTCTGCTGGCTCAACTACAGATAGGCATACTTGCAGCATCTGTATGGAAGATTGGGCTAAGGGAGATTTTTGCGAACATAGACATGGTAAAATATACGACGGTGAAGTTTGTGTATTTATAACCGGCAATTTTGATGTGTTAGAAGGTTCTGTTGTCAATTCGCCAGCAGACGACCTATCACAAGTTTTATCAATGGAAGTTTCTGATGATATGCCACAAGACTTAAAAAGAGATAAGTCCTGTACACTTGATTCGAGAAGTCTTTATATAACTGATTCAATATATAAAATGGAGAATACAATGCCTGAAGTAACAGTAGATGCAACTAAAGTAGTTGCAGTTAATACAGAAGGCTCTACCGAAGAAACAGTAGAAGGCGTAAAAGAGCAGGACACTGCCACCGCTGAAGACGCTGCGGTAGTAGCCGATAGTAATGAAGAAATTGGCTTAGAAGAAGCCACTGAAGTAGGAGTTGAAAATGAAAATACTGTCAGCTTGGAAAACGAAGACGGTGTCACTGTCCAAGAAGAAACCCAAGAAAAAGCAGAAGAAGAAAATATCAACACCAACGAAGACGGTAAAGAAGAGGAAGTCCAAAAAAGCGAAGACGGGACCGGCGAACTCGGGGTACACGAAAGCGTGGTAGAAGAAGTTCAAGCTGATAACGATGATGCTGATGTTGACTGGTACCTTCTAGATGCTGCACTTCAGATAGAAGTTGGGGCAGACAGCCTGACTGCAGAGCAGAGGGAAAACCTTTTAGATGAGGTCTTTTGTGGCCCGCAAAGAAGCTTCCCTATTGCTGATGCAGCACATGTTGCTGCCGCTCGCAGACTGATTGAACGCGCTAAGCTTTCAGAAAGTCAGAAAGAAAAAGTAAAAAATTGTGTTGATAAAAGAGCAGCCTCATTAGGATGCGATAAAGATTTGTCTGTAGAAGATCATATGAAGAAAGATTTTGTTCAAGCTCTACACAGAATAGAAGAACTCGAAAGCAATCTTACTGATTTGCTTAAATTGATTAATACTGCGCAAGAAGAAGTTAAAGATACAGAGAGTGTTGACAGTGTAACAGAAGATTCTAATCCTTCTGTTAGTGAGAGGGTTGAAAGCCCATCGGTAAATTCATCGGATAACTTAGTGAATCCAAAGAACTCTTTAGGAGAATTTGAAAGTAAAGTCTTAGACAATTACAATCTAATTCTTCAAAAAGATGGGCAAGTAGTTGCAGAACAGTACCTAGCTAGCAAGCAACGCTATCTTCCCCGCGGATTTCATCCAAATAAATATAATAACTAATATTAATAATTAGGAGACAATAAAATGACTATTAAAAGATTTTCAGGTTCTTTCAGAACCAGGGATGATGTCTTTGATAACATCACTCCCAATAATGTAGTCCAGTTCCCTAGCGGTGGAGTCTCAGTACCAGCCGGCGAGTGGAAGCCCGCGGACTACTTGCCAGTAGTATGGCAGGGGAGTGCAAGCAAGGACTATTTTACAATATCAAGCGGCAAGGTCGTTTCTATGGACGTTACGGGGCGTATAGTTCCTGCAGGACTTCGTAGAGCTATTCTTGACGCTGCTGCAACAACAACTGAGATCATATCTTACGATGCTACAGATGTGGAAGCTGGTGTAAAAAACATGGCTACAGGAGATGCTGCAGCAAGCGGTGACTCTGTTACCATTGAAGACCTCGTTGACAACTGGGTAGCAAGAGGTCTTTTAAGACCTAATACTGTTACTTTTACGAGTGGGGCCGCTTACGATGCAAGCGAGTCTGCTGATGTTTTAGAATTAGCTAGAGAAGCTATTTCAGTTCCCGTTGGAGTTTGCGCTTATGACGTTTACTCTTGGGCTGGAGATGCACCTGCTGAACTTATTCATGTGAATTACCAGAAGCAGCATCTCGTTCAGTTCTTTACTGACGTTCAGATGCAGGTTCCTCGCATGGCTTCAGCTGACCAGCTTACAAGTGATGCACTTAACGGTGTTAGTGCTTGGTCTGAAACTGATGGTACTGATGGCTCAGATTTCCCATCTGCAGTAGAAGCGGGTGCTGAACTCTTTCTAAACTCGGCACAGCTTAACGGCTTGGCTAGATACGAAGACAGCGTTGGCGCTACAAGTGATATCGTTGGCTTTGCTGTCGAAAGTGTTAGACCTGCTGCCTCTACTGATAGAACACCTGTAGAAAATGGTACTGGCGACTTACTCGTTGCAGAAAAGTCTTCAATTGCTAACCTCAAGTCAGAGGGTGACTGGTTCTTTGATGCCAGCGTAGGCGTTCTACTCATCATGGGAGCTGATAGTACCACAAACCCTGCTGGTGCAGGCGATACTATTACTTTCTACGAGTATGGAACAGAAGGTGCAGATGCTGACAAGCATGTTCACTGCGATGGAACTAACGTTCTTCCAGGTGACTTCGTTACTTACGATGCCAACAGCAACTTTGTCATAAGTCTTGATAGCGACGGTAACCGCTCAACCGATTCCACAGACGAGGAATGCGTTGGTCGAGTACTTCAAATTATTCAGCAGCCAAAGGGACTATTAGAGAGAGCTACAACTGCTTTTAGCGGTTCTAGTTTTGATTCAACTATGCAGATGCCAGGTACCGCAACCAAGGGCTTTACTGATCTTATTACGTTAAGTGACGAGCAGGTGGCTGATTCTGTTGTAATTATAAACGTAAAGGTACAATAAGGAGATTATCATGAGTATAAAATTATCTGATGGTCAAGAACTGGCATTACCTTCAAATGAGGATTCAGCTGCTCGCTATGTAGCAGACATGTTCCTCAATAGAGGTCACCTGCCAGATAGCGACCAAAGAGTCTCTTGGAAGAGTTTTGCAGAAACAATCTCTCCCAAGAATACAGACTTAGTCCGTTCATCCGAAATCACTCCATTGCTTGCAAAAGCAACTGAGATTCTGATTCGCGAACCTGTAGAGGCTGAAGCAGTCGTTACAGGTCTCTATAACAGAGTTCAGTCACAGGGGTTAAACACACAAATTCTTGCCGGTGCTATGGGTGCCGTCTATGCTCAAGATATTCAAGAGCATGGTACATATCCTGAAGTTAACTTCCAGATCGGTGGTGCAGTCAGCACTGCTTGGATCGGGAAGTGTGGTATTGCAGCTGCATTTACCGACGAAGCACTTCGTTATTCCACATGGGATATCATGGCTATGAACCTTAAGCTTATGGGACAAGCTCTTGTTCGTCATAAGGAGCAAAAGGCTGTCGCTTTCTTGAAAGCACTAGGCACAACTCTTTTCGACAATGTGACTCCTAGCGATTCTCTTTACGGCTCAATGAGCGGTAGAGATCTTGAGATGACCCCCAATGGTTCCCTTGCTATGGAAGATCTTATGAGGGGTATGGCACATATGTCAGAGGAAGGCTTCTCTCCAGACGTCCTCCTTATGCATCCTCTTTTCTATTATTCTTTCCTTCAGGACCCAGTGCTAAGAGCAATGATGCTCGCTCACGGCGGTGGTTCTTACTTCAATCCATATACCGGAAACCCAGGACCTCAAAATCCTTGGGCTAATGGAGCTATGGGTGGAATGGGTCCGTCTGCTGGCCATGCTATCACTCCTGGTGGTGCTCCTTCTGGAGAATCCGCAACAGGACTTGCTGGTCGCAGTGTAAGAGCAAGCTCTGCTCCACAAGTACCATCATACTTCCCATTCAACTTAAGGGTAGTCGTATCACCTCTTCTCCCATATGATGTTGAGACTAATACTGGTGATGTATTCCTGCTTTCAAGCGGAAACGTCGGCTACTACCTTGTGGATGAAGAGCCCAACACTGTCGAGTGGCGTGATGAAAGCGTCGAAGTTGTTAAGGTTAAGATTCGTGAACGTTACGGCTTTGCTGTTGCTCACGAAGGTCAGGGCGTTGGCGTCTTTAAGAACGTCAAGGTTGCTGCTAACCGTTGGGACGGTACAGTTACTGCTGCACCTGCTACCATTACGGAGCATACAGCAAGCGATGCCATTGCCGATCTATAATAGCTTCAGCTTAAGTTGAAAGATATAGTTTTTGGGGGCGAGGCCCAGCGCCTCGCCCCCTTTTTTCCAGGAGAGCAAATGGGCTGGTTTAGAGAAAGAATACAAACCGAAAATGAAAAAACTTCAACTTTCAGCAAGAAGAATCCATTTCAGGATTTTGTAATGGGTGAAGGCGAGTTTGTATCAATACAGAACGGAGTCAACTTAGTACCCGTAGATCCCTTCGAGGACGACAAAGGCACAATAGAAGGAGAGGAAAATGGCAGCGCCAGAAATAGAAGCGATATATCCGAATGATGAAGCTACTGGAGTGCCGATTGCGGCAGATATAGCCATTACTTTTAGTAATGGTATTGATTTATCTACAGCAAAAAACAATATTATAGTCTGGGGTCCAGACTTTGATGTGACATCAGGACCTGAAAGCGCAAGCTGGATAAAAGATAAAAATGGTAACAATCCGCACTTTTTAAAATCACCAGGATTTAAAGGTATCGTAGATTGTGATTACGAATTAGTTTATGTTGATGGAGATGGAGAAGAGATAGATCCAACAGTTACTACTGTCGACGAAGAAGAGACAGGTGATGGAACTGATGCCTACAGGCATAAAATAAAAATATCCCCCAAGCAAGGCTTTGCGCCTGATGCAGAATATAAAGTATATGTAATTGGGGATGCCGAAGATGGTACAAGCAGGGGTGTCTCTTGCAGAACTGTTTTCGATGTAGACAGCTCCTCTGCAACAACTACAGACGGTGTTGTCTATGCGTACGGTGGCTACACCGGTACGATAGAAACTACAATTAATATAAAAGTAACTACAGCTGGTGATATAGGTACCGCTAAGTATAAATGGTGGTACAGTGGCGATGGTGAAGCATCTGCAACCACTGGCAAGGTTACAAGCAGAAGATACAGAAAGCTTGGAGATGGGGTACAAATCCGTTTCAGCGGCTCTGACTTCATAGCAGATGACGAATATACAATAGCTGTTCAACCTACCGAACTATTAGCAGAAAGTTATACTTTCAGTTTCAGTGCAGGTGATGGGTCGATTTCAGAAATACCCTCAACTGCCAGCACATCCGTAATAGGTACCGAAACCTCTTTGACGAGCGACAGCTCTTATCTTGAGATAGAGTCTATGGATCCTGAAGATGGTGCAACTCATCAAAACAATAGTACAAAAAAGATAACTATTACTTTTTCAGCAGACATAGATGAAGAAACTGTAGACGATGATAGCGTGACTATATACAAGTGGCCTGTTTCAGGTATTTTCGATGGGCCGAGTGGCACCAATTCGGATAACCCTGAAGAGCTTCTTAAAAAGCTAACAGTAGATGGTGACAAGCTTATTATAGAAATATAGGGGATTGCCATGGCTGATTATGATAGAAGTTGCGTACCTACCGGTAAGAGCATTACTGTTAGAGTTGTATTTACAGATTCTTGCGGTGAACCCGTTGCAGTAGATGACGGCAGTCTTGCCGTATATGTTTACGATCCAGATGCTACTTCGTCTGATATAGATGACGCTGTAGACGCTTCAGATTTTAGTGGTGCTTTTGCTGGCGATCTCTCAGGCGATGTAACGGCAGTTGCTACTGGATTCTATGAACTGGAATGGGAAGTCCCGTCTGGTTCTGACAGTGGAACTTATACAGATGTTTGGGTTGCTGAAATTGATGGAGCACAAGTATACCAAGTATTTAGTATCGTGGTTGTTGATGAAGGAATTATTAGACTTCAGTCTATAGGTGATAACATCTTAATCGCAATCGTTCTTTCGGATACGATTGCTGATACTGATGGCAACACTCTTGAAGAGGAAACTTCATTAAGCTTCTCGACAACCTACAACCCGTATTACGCTTCACCAGAATTAATAAGATTGGAATGTGGAGGCTGGGTGGATCAAATCCCAGACGACACAATAAGCCTTATGATACACTGGTCCTCAATTGAAGCTAATGCAATCTCTCCAAGTAGCCTCTCTAAGGGAGCGCTAGCTGACGTAGCTTTGACTAAATTTGTAATATACGATGCAGCTTTAAGGTTGCTATTGTTACCAGCTGATACTGGCGGCAAGAGCAAATCTCTTGGAGATTTGATGATCAAGTATGATAGTGACTTTTCAAAGACTATAGTTGAACTACAGAATAAAAGGGAAGAGTGGTTTAGAGTCGTTAATGCTCGCGGCAATATTGTTCCAGGACAGGGACTTGATCCGACCTTTGCAGTTAAAGGTCTCAATGATCCTGATCGTAGAAGAATGGGTAGAGGTTGGTGGAGTCCAAAAGATTACCCATATAGGCAACCAGCTGCAAACACTAAGCTTATAAAGCTAGATGGCAAGTCCAGAAAATATAAAAAAGGATTTGCATCTAGAAGTAGGAGTACCATATCTCCAGATGGAGATGGCGAATAATGGGATTCAAAAGAAAACTCTATGGCAAGAAAGGTAAGAAAAATTCAATAACCACTTCTTCTCTATCAAATGAGATAGATTTGAGATCTGAATTTGATGAAATCATATATGGTACGGGCGGTGGGATACCCCATGGTAAAAAAGTAATAATAAGAAAATTTAGAGTTGATGATGATAACAATTTATCTGCATGCAGCTGTAGGGATGAAATGACAAATGAAGGTGATCCAGATTGCCCTTACTGTCTCGGTGAAGCTTATTTTTGGGACGAAGACTGGGCAGTGACGTATTCTATGTTTGTTGGATCTGATGGAGGTCTGACTAGAAGGAACATTCCGTTTCAACCAGGTACCGTTAGGGTTGATTCAAAAGTATTTTATTTTCGATATGACACTGATTTCGCATACACTGATAAGATAGTTGAAATCAAACTTGATACCGAAGGGGATCCAGTAGTACCATATATACGACAAGCGATATACAAGCCTGAATCTATAGTAGAGTATAGGTCAGATTATGGAAGATTAGAATATCTTGCAGTTTACTGCAGGGAAAATGACGCAATTAGGTTGGATTTATAATGTCATCAAGTGATTCAATAATAACGGAAGAAATCAAGGGGGATCTCCTTGACGACAACGTTATGACTCTCATCATAACTGATGGTGGTCAAATAAAGTATAAAGAAGAATTAAGGATAGAATTGGATAATCCATATATATTCGATCCTTCACATTTTCTTCCAAATACAACCCCGATGAATTTACCAAGATTTTTTAAAATCGCAAGTCAGCTTATATCTGATGCTCAATCGAGAGCAGGTATAGTTGACGACGAGATTGTAGAACTTGTTGAAGAATATCCACCTGATAACTTTGCTAGACTCGGTGACGAGGCTATTGCATTCAGGGTTCTCAAAAGAGAACCCGCTAGGATGAATGCAAAAGGTACAGCCAGACCTCACCGAAAAAGCACTTACTACTATGAAACTATGTCACCGGAATATCCGAATAAAACTATTGTTGTTGAATCTCGTCCAGTAGATCATATAATTGAATTTACTTGTTGGGCTAAAACTAACAAACTTGCAAATAATAGAGCACTTTGGTTAGAGAAATTATTCGTTAATCATGCTTGGGCTTTTGAAACGCAAGGTGTAGAAAGATTTTTTTGGAGAGACCGTGGACCCGATACGTTCACCACAACTGGTGGGCAACGGTTGTTTTATAGACCGATAAACTTTTTTGTTCGCTTTAGAGAATTTGAAATTAAAAGCAATCCACTTGTTAAGCAAATTATCGTTAGCTTTTCTGCAAGTGAAAGCCCAATTTCATCTGAAATAAGTGAAACAAGTAATTATGAATAACTTTAGGAGGTTAATATGCCTTATGATAGCATACCTGGAGTAGGAGCGACTTATCTTGATGGAGCCTTTCGCACATCAAACTCTTCTGCCCAGCCAAAAATTTTAATTCTTGGTACTGCATCCAAAGGTCTCACTAACGAGCTTTATTCCGTAACTTCAGTTGCTGCAGCAGAAAATGAATTTGGATCTACATCAGAAATGATGAAGCCACTTCACGAAGCAATAACTCAAGGTTCAGACAATATCTCAGTAATGAGAATTGGTGGCCAGCAAGGCCACATAAAAATTGTAGACAGTGAGGGCGGATCACTCAAGATCACACCAGAACACAGAGATGATGAGATTCTGGATAAATATAAACTAGTACTCCTCAACAATGGAGACGGAGATCTTAGAATCCTTGTATACGATGCTGATAAGCAGAACTATGTATATGATTCAGAAGAAATTGAAGTACTTGATACAGGTATTGTAGCTGTAGAAAACAATGACTTCGGAGCGTTGTCAATAGGGGACGTAGACACGATAGATGATACATTCGATTCTACCGCACCTGAGGGTGCTCCAACGTTTACAGAAATATCTGACGGCACAGTTGTTGTTGGAGATTTTACTGCATTTGGTGCTTTTAGTGGTACCTGCTCAGCTATGAGTGGTGAAGCTGGAGATGATGGAACATCAATGTCTCTTGCAGAAAGATATGCAGCTTTAAATTCAGCATATCAAATTCTAGATTATAGAGATGGAGATTACATTCTTCCCGTTGGAGTACATTTCGACGCAGCAAACGTATCTGACGGATCGACACCTGATTATGGCTCTGGAACACCAGCGGCTGGATCAAGCGGCGATGTCTTGGGATATGTCTGGGAATATATCTACCGTGGAAAGAAGTACACCTACATGTCAGAGGTATCTGACTTGTTTAGCGGCTCCTATACTGCTAAATGTACTCTTGGGGGTAGCCTGTCGCTTGAAGGTAATGGTGCTGATATATCACCTGGAACAGAAGGCGAAATGCTTGAAATATTCTTCTGGGACGATGGGACCGCAGTAGGTGCTTCGCCAGTACTAAGCACTGTTGACTACCTGGGCGTAGGCTACGATTATCGCCTTGCAGTTCAGGTAGAAACCGGAACCACAACTTGGGAGAACATTGAAACTGTGCTTACTGGTGTATCCTTCACTAATCGTGCAAGTGTTTTGGCAAGTGCTACAGGTACTATAGCGATAACTGCTGACTGGGTGCATGGCACTGCTGAAGATGGTGATGAACTTGGAGAGCCTTTCAGCCTTGAAGAAGTATTGTCTCATGAAGAGCTTACTGGTGAGAAAGCTCCAGCTGGTGTTAGAGTCAAATTTGGTGCCGGTGAAGATGCTGAACTTCGTGAAGTAAACTTTGGTCACCAACTAGCTTCTTTCTGCCATCATGCTTCAACAACTTGGAGAACAATGATTGGTTGCATTAGCTTTATCGGGCCAAAAGCTTACGATAGAACTACTGTTTCAGCTTGGGCTGGAGAGCTTCCTTCGTATGAGTACATAAATGGTACTCTCGGTATTGATGGCTCAGCTAATGATGGTGTCGGAATTGCTGGAAGTAAATTCCTTGCAGGCGAAAATGGCTATCGAACAGCAATGATCGATGATGCTACTACAGAAGGTCTCGGCTACGGTGGACTTATCCTTACTAAAGGTGGCAGTCTTCCGAATGGGCTACCTTACGGTATCAATGATGATGACGAGGCTGAAGATGCGAATGGCAGGCCAGTTGATATTGGAAGACACCTTTTGGTGACTTACGACCACCCGATAGTTAGCAATAGCTATGATGGTGGTTCAGCTTATCGCAGTTCACTTTGTGGAACGCTAGCTGGAAAGCTAGCAGTGACGCCAGTGAATGAAGAGCCTATTGGAGTTAACGGTTACGTTCGCAAAGTAGCTAGACCTCCAAGAATGCTTGCTCCTCAGCAAAATGATCTTGCATCAATTCGTGCTATCGGTCTCAGAAGAGAAGAGGGTCTAGGTTACATACTAGTTTCTTGCCGAACTGCAGCA